CAGGAAGAGATTATTTTGAATTTGATGAAATATGGACAGATAAATATATAGAAACAAAAATAAAACATTGGGAGAAACAAGAAAAAGGACACAAGTGTCATGAAGAATTATTGGCATCTGTGTGTATTAAATCTGAATGTGTAAAAAGAAAATTTGGAATTATGTCAGATAGAAAAATATCATGGCCTAGATTATCAAATCTAATCAAGGTAGATTTTAAACCTGATCCTGAATATTATTTTGATGTTGAAAGAGAAGATGGAGAAACAGTTACAGTACATGCAAAAGATGTAAATAGAATTAAAGATCAACAAGAATTAAGAGGATTAATGATGGCGCAAGCAGATGAATTACCTCCGGTTGTCAAAGGTCAAGAGTTCTATGAAATTATTAAATCATTATTAGCAACACAAGATACAGTGCAACCGGCTCCAGGGACCACACCTATGGATATATTAAAGAAACATTTAAAATATTATATACATAGCACAAACGCTACAAGTTATAATTCATTTAAAAGTGGTAATGTATTGAAAGATGAAACGTTTGCATATTTTGTTTACGATGAATTTTATAATGATTTAAAAGACAATGACTGGAAAAAAGATTCATCAAGAACATCTTATATGATTATAAAAATGTTTGAAAAAGAAGATGAAAATTTACCTAAACCAGAATTTGATTTAAAGAAAAGATTTCCTGGTACTAATAAAAAAACAAACAAACCATATTCAGGGGTAAATGGTTGTGCAAAGATTCCTTTGTATTTCTTTGAAGACATGGAAGAAGATGTAATTGAAATAGCTGAATATGAAAACAAAGAGGATATTGTTTAATGATATATAAATATTTTGGTCCTCCAGGTACAGGCAAAACACATAGACTAATTAGTAGAGCAAAAGCTTATATTAGAATAGGTACGCCATTAGATATGATTGGTTATTTTGCTTTTACTAAAAAAGCAGCAAAAGTTGCTAAAGATAGAATGCCAGTAGATTCAGAAAAATTAAATTACTTTAGAACTTTACATTCATTTGCATATCAACAATTAGAACTAAATGATTCTATGGTTATGCAACCAGAGGACTATGTAAAAATAGGTAAGAAGATAGGTATAAAAGTAAAATATTATGACAAATATAACAAGGAAGAAATATTTTATTTAAATATTGATAGTCCATATTTTAAAATGATTGGTAGAGCAATGAATAGATGCACTACAGTGGAAGAAGAATATGATCGAAATGAACATAATAAAAAAGAAATTAAACTTTGGATATTAAAAAATTTAGATGCCAATCTAAAAGAATTTAAAAGAATTACCGGTAAATTAGATTTTAATGATATGATTCATAGACTAATTGACAAACCTAGTTTACCAAAATTTAAAACTATATTTATTGATGAAGCTCAAGATTTATCACCATTACAATGGAAATTATTTGATAAGTTAAAAGAAAATGCAGATGATTTATATTTAGCAGGTGATGATGATCAAGCTATATTTGCATGGGCTGGTGCAGATGTAGAAAGATTTATTAATGAACCGGGAAAAGAAACTGTATTAAAATATTCTAAAAGAATATCTAGAGCAGTTCAAGAACAATCAGAATTACCATTAGAAAAAATTAGAGGTTTAAGAAAACATAAAATATATTATCCAAGAGATTTTGAAGGTCAATCTTTTAGAATAAATAATTTAGATCAAATAGATTTAAAAGAAGGTAGATATTTAATTTTAACTAGAACTGTTTATAGAAGGAATTTAATTACGAAAGAATTAAGAAAAAGAAATTTATATTTTAAATCACATAGAGATAAAAGTTTTTCAGTTAGATTATATAATGCATCTGTTAATTATAATTCATGGTGTAGAGGAATTGAATTAGATGAAAAAGAGATAAAAGATATAGAAGAATTTATTGGTGCACCACAGAAAGAATGGAATTCAAATGTAGAATGGTATGATGCTTTTGAGGAAACAGATTTATCTGAAAGAGAATATATAAAAAATATGTTGGACAATGGAGAAGATTTAGATGCAGAACCAAGAATACAAGTATCTACTATTCATGCAGCTAAAGGTGGAGAAGAAGATAGTGTCATTCTTTGTTTAGATTTAGCGAAGTTAGTAAAAAAATCAGTTAAAAAAAGTGATAGTAAACACGATGAAGAACATAGAGTTTGGTATGTAGGAGCAACAAGAGCTAGAAATAATTTATACATGTTGAAAGCGAATAATAGAAATAATGAATACAAATTTTAAAGAATTATACTTTAAGTATAAACAGAACGGGATAGAGAACTTTCCTAATGGTGGGTGGCAGCATCATGCCTGGTTAGCAAGTTGGATTTGGTTTCTCGACTCCCTTATATTCATCTATAATAACCAAATCAACAACTGCCACAAATAAAGGATAAATATGAAGATATTAACAAGTGATATATTAATAACAGTTACACTAACATTTTTTGTAATTAACATAATGGAGGTATTAAAGTAATGACAAATAAAAAAATGTTTGATGATTTATTTCCACAAGATAAACAGATAGGTGGGAGTCACTACAAAGACTTTTACATTCAACCTTACGAATTTATTTCTAAAAACGATCTTTCTTTTTTTCAAGGAAACGTTATAAAGTATGTGTGTCGTTATAAAAATAAAAATGGCATACAAGACTTAGAAAAAATAATTCATTATTGTGAATTAGAAATTAAAAAGATGAAAGACACAGGTAAAAAATAATGTTAATGCCAACTACAGAATGGGTAGCACCTACAGAATTTCCTGATTTAAGGAAAGCAGATGAAATAGCAATCGACTTAGAAACCAGAGATCCAGATTTAAAGAAACTGGGTTCAGGGGCCATAAGAGGAGTAGGTGAAGTAGTAGGTATTGCTGTAGCTGTAGATGGTTATAAAAATTATTTTCCAATAGCACATGGTGAGGGACCGAATTTAGATCGTAAAAAAACTTTAGAATGGTTTAAAGATATTTGCGAATCACCTGCTACAAAGATTTTTCATAATGCAATGTATGACGTATCTTGGATAAGAAAATTAGATATAAAAATCAATGGTTTAATTATAGACACTATGATTGCAGCATCTATTATAGATGAAAATAGATACAATTATACGTTGAATGCATTATCTTGGGTATATTTAAATAAAGGTAAAAATGAAAGTGCACTAAATGCAGCAGCTAAAGAAAGAGGATTAGATCCTAAAGCGGATATGTGGAAACTTCCAGCAAGTGAAGTAGGTGCATATGCAGAAGAAGATGCAGCGTTGACTTTAGAACTTTGGCATTACTTAAAAAAGATAATTGTTGAAGATGATTTACAAGATATATTTAATCTTGAAACTGATCTTTTCCCTTGTTTAGTTGATATGCGCTTCCTAGGCGTCCGGGTAGACGTGTCCAGAGCCAATCAATTAAAAAAAGAATTAGCGTTAAAAGAAGAAAACTTATTGCAACAAATAAAAAAAGAAACAGGAATAGATACTCAGATATGGGCGGCAAGATCGATTGCAGAAGTTTTTGAAAAACTAAAATTACCTTACGACAGAACTGAAAAAACTGATTCACCATCTTTTACTAAAAATTTTATTTCTAAACATGAACATCCAATAGTTCGTATGATAGCAGAAGCTAGAAAAATAAACAAGGTTAGTACAACATTTATTGATACTATTTTAAAACACGAACATAATGGTAGAATTCATGCTGATATAAATCAAATACGTTCTGATGATGGTGGCACGGTTACAGGAAGATTTAGTTATGCAAATCCAAACTTACAACAAATACCTGCCAGGGATCCGGAAACAGGGCCTTTGATTAGAAGTTTATTTATACCTGAAGAAAATTGTAAATGGGGTACATTTGATTACTCACAACAAGAACCAAGATTAGTAACACATTATGGAATAAGATTTGAATATGAATCTGCTAGAACAATTGCAGATGCTTATATTCAAAATCCTAATACAGACTTCCATCAACTTGTTGCTAATTTAGCAAACATAGATAGAAAAGATGCTAAGACAATTAATCTTGGTTTATTTTATGGAATGGGTAAAGCTAAACTTCAAAATGAATTAGGAGTAACAAAACAAAAAGCAGATGAATTGTTTAATCAATATCAAGGTAGTGTACCATTCATAAAACAATTAACCAATGGAGTTATGGCTGCAGCACAAAATAAAGGTAGAATAAAAACTATATTGGGTAGAAGATGCAGATTTCCTAAATACGAACCTATACTTAGAGGTTCTGATTGGGGTACATTTGTTCCTGCTGAAGATCATGAAACTATGCTAGAATTAAAAGAAATGGGTCCACATTTATTAGATGACAATGGAGAAGTTATTAAAGATAAAGATGGTAATCCAAAGAAAAATTATTGGTATAATAATGGATAT